CTGCGCCAGTTGTAGAGCTGTGATTCATACAGGCTGAGTTCACGGGCTGCGGCAGTAACACCGATGCGTTCAGCAAGCTTCAGGGCTTCACTGCGAAATTCAGGCGAATGCTGTTTACGGGGTTTTTTACTGGTTGATACTGTTTTTGTCATGTGAGTCACCTCTGACTGAGAGTTTACTCACTTAGCCGCGTGTCCACTATTGCTGGGTAAGATCAGCAGCCACATCACCGCCAATACTGGATGTCAGACTGGAGATATCATGAAGTTTTTGGATTAACGTCGCTATCTGGTTCAGTGCACTATCACGTCCTGTGACGATACGCTCGATACTGGTCGAGCAAATTAGTTCGTTATGATCGGTTAAGACTTCAGCTTCTGTTTGCATAATCTTTCATCCGTAAAAAAATACACTCGCCGTTAGTAGCAAACGGATTATCCACTGGTGAAAGATTGGGTAAATAATGAGATTGAAAATCGGGAAGGTGACTCGCAATAAATTATCTGATCACCTACGGATGGGCGATGGGCATATAAAGTAGCTCCTGACTCAAACGGTGAATGCTGAATAAGATGCACTAACAATCTGGTACTGAATCCCCTCCTCACCGTCATACAAATCTGAAAAACCAAAAAACTTCCGGTAAAATCCCGGCAAAAGTCGACGTTAAAAACACATTCAAAGGATAAAAAATGACCAGCCTTCAGCAGCGCGCGGAGCTTCATCGCCAAATCTGGCAAATTGCTAACGATGTCAGAGGTTCGGTCGATGGATGGGACTTTAAGCAATACGTTCTGGGCGCGCTTTTCTACCGTTTTATCAGCGAAAATTTTTCCAGCTATATTGAAGCCGGTGATGACAGTATCTGTTATGCGAAACTGGATGACAGCGTAATTACTGATGACATTAAAGACGATGCCATCAAAACTAAAGGCTACTTCATCTACCCAAGTCAGCTTTTCTGCAACGTAGCTGCGAAAGCAAATACCAATGACAGACTGAATGCAGATTTAAACAGTATCTTCGTTGCTATCGAAAGTTCTGCTTACGGTTACCCTTCAGAAGCTGACATCAAAGGTTTGTTTGCTGATTTCGATACCACCAGTAACCGCCTGGGTAACACCGTTAAGGATAAAAATGCCCGCCTGGCTGCGGTTCTGAAAGGGGTTGAAGGGTTAAAGCTTGGCGACTTTAACGAACATCAGATTGACCTGTTCGGCGATGCCTATGAGTTCCTGATTTCTAACTATGCGGCGAATGCTGGTAAGTCAGGCGGCGAGTTCTTTACACCGCAGCACGTCTCTAAGCTGATTGCACAACTGGCAATGCACGGCCAGACCCACGTTAACAAAATCTACGACCCGGCAGCAGGTTCCGGTTCGCTGTTGTTGCAGGCTAAAAAACAGTTTGATGACCATATCATCGAAGAAGGTTTTTTTGGTCAGGAAATCAACCATACGACCTATAACCTGGCGCGTATGAACATGTTTTTGCACAACATCAACTACGACAAGTTTGATATCAAGCTGGGCAATACGCTGACTGAGCCGCACTTCAGAGATGAAAAACCGTTTGATGCCATCGTTTCTAACCCGCCGTATTCGGTGAAATGGATTGGCAGCGATGACCCGACGCTGATTAACGATGAACGTTTTGCCCCGGCTGGCGTTCTGGCCCCCAAATCCAAAGCTGACTTTGCGTTTGTATTACATGCGCTGAACTATCTTTCTGCCAAAGGTCGTGCTGCGATTGTCTGCTTCCCGGGCATTTTTTACCGTGGCGGCGCGGAGCAGAAAATCCGTCAGTATCTGGTTGACAATAACTATGTCGAAACCGTGATTTCACTCGCACCGAACCTGTTCTTTGGCACCACCATTGCCGTCAATATTCTGGTGTTGTCTAAACATAAAACGGATACCAACGTTCAGTTTATTGATGCCAGCGAGCTGTTCAAAAAAGAGACTAACAACAACATTCTGACCGATGCCCATATCGAACAGATTATGCAGGTATTTGCCAGCAAGGAAGATGTTGCTCATCTGGCGAAATCTGTCGCGTTTGAGACCGTTGTCGCGAATGACTATAACCTGTCGGTGAGCAGCTATGTGGAAGCGAAAGATACTCGCGAAATTATCGATATCGCTGAGTTGAATGCAGAGCTGAAAACCACGGTCAGCAAAATCGACCAATTGCGCAAAGATATTGATGCGATTGTGGCTGAAATTGAAGGCTACGAGGTGCAGAAATGAGCGAGTTAAGTTATCTGGAAAAATTGCTGGATGGGGTTGAAGTTGAGTGGTTGCCATTGGCTAAAGTTTGTCGTTTAATAAACGGGAGAGCATATAAGCAAGAAGAACTGCTTTCCAAAGGCAAATATCCAGTATTAAGAGTCGGTAATTTTTTTACTAACCAAAATTGGTATTACTCAGATTTAGAATTAGATCAAGACAAGTATTGTGATAACGGTGACCTTTTATATGCTTGGTCCGCATCATTTGGTCCAAGAATTTGGCATGGGGGTAAATCTATTTACCATTATCACATATGGAAAGTGGTTCCAGATTCGAATCTTATTTGTAAACAGTTTCTATATTACTTGTTACAATGGGATACTAAAGCACTTAAAGATGCACATAGCACTGGTTCTACTATGATGCACATCAGCAAAACTACAATTGAAAAAAGGTTAGTCCCCATCCCCTGCCCGGATAATCCGGAGAAATCCCTTGCCATCCAGTCTGAAATTGTTCGGATTCTGGATAAGTTTACTGCACTTACCGCTGAGCTTACCGCTGAGCTTAACATGCGTAAAAAACAGTACAACTACTATCGCGACCAGTTGTTTAGTTTTAATACCGAAGATGTTCCACATTTACCTATGGGGCAAAAAGATATTGGCGAGTTTATCCGGGGTGGTACTTTTCAGAAAAAAGACTTTATAGATGCAGGTGTAGGGTGCATACACTATGGTCAAATCTATACGTATTACGGAACATATACAGAAAAAACAAAAACATATATTTCAACCGCACTTGCAAAAAAATGCAAGAAGCTCAAAAGGGAGATTTGATTATCGCAACTACTAGTGAGAATGATGAGGATGTATGTAAAGCTGTTGCATGGTTAGGCAGTGAAGATATAGCAGTAAGCAGTGATGCCTGTATTTACAAACATAATTTAAACCCTAAGTATGTCTCATATTTTTTTCAAACAGAACAATTCCAAAATCAAAAAAGACAGTATATTACTGGCGCAAAAGTTCGACGTGTAAATGCTGATAATTTATCTAAGATATTAATTCCAGTCCCTTCTATGGAGATACAGGAACGTATAGTATCTATTCTCGATAAATTCGACACCCTGACAAACTCCATCACCGAAGGCCTTCCGCGTGAAATCGAGTTGCGCCAGAAACAATACGAGTACTATCGTGATTTACTGTTCAGTTTCCCGAAACCTGAAACTGTCAGTAATTAATTGACCATTGCTACCGACCGGGCCACCTTAACACCCGGTCTGTATATAGACTATTTTTTACGCGCCGGAAGTCACTCTTAACGCCCTTCCGGCCCTTGCCAGGCGGCACAAAGGATGCGCTATGACTCATCAGACACACACCATTGCTGAATCCAATAACTTTATCGTCCTTGATAAGTACATCAAAGCTGAGCAAACAGGCGACAGCTACCAGAGCGAATCGGACCTGGAACGGGAACTGATTCAGGACCTGCGGAATCAGGGCTATGAATTTATTTCGGTAAAATCACAGTTGGCGATGCTGTCCAATGTTCGGGAACAGCTTCAGAGCCTCAATGGTGTGGTATTTAATGACAGCGAGTGGCGGCGTTTCACGGAGCAATATCTGGACAACCCGAGTGATGGCATTCTGGATAAGACCCGTAAAATCCATATCGACTATATTTGCGACTTTATTTTTGATGACGAGCGTCTTGAGAACATCTATTTGATAGATAAAAAGAATCTCATGCGCAATAAGGTGCAGATTATCCAGCAGTTTGAACAGGCGGGTTCTCATGCTAACCGTTATGACGTCACGATCCTGGTTAATGGCTTACCACTGGTACAAATCGAACTGAAAAAGCGCGGCGTGGCGATTCGTGAGGCTTTCAACCAGATACATCGTTACAGTAAAGAGAGTTTTAACAGCGAAAATTCCCTGTTTAAGTATCTGCAACTGTTTGTCATTTCTAACGGCACCGATACCCGTTACTTTGCCAACACCACAAAGCGCGATAAAAACAGTTTTGACTTCACCATGAACTGGGCGAAATCAGACAACACGCTGATTAAAGACCTCAAAGACTTTACCGCTACCTTTTTCCAGAAACATACTCTGCTTAATGTCTTAGTGAACTACAGCGTGTTCGATATTAGCCAAACGCTACTAGTGATGCGACCGTACCAGATTGCCGCCACTGAGCGTATCTTATGGAAAATCAACAGCTCCTATAAAGCGAAAAACTGGTCTACCCCCGAAAGCGGTGGCTTTATCTGGCACACAACCGGTTCTGGTAAAACACTGACCAGCTTTAAAGCCGCACGTCTGGCAACAGAACTGGACTTTATTGATAAAGTTTTCTTTGTGGTCGACAGGAAAGATCTCGATTACCAGACCATGAAGGAATATCAGCGTTTTTCGCCAGATAGTGTTAACGGCTCGGAAAATACAGCAGGTCTTAAACGAAATCTGGATAAGGACGATAACAAAATTATCGTCACCACTATTCAGAAACTTAATAACCTGATGAAAGCAGAAAGCGACCTGCCTGTATACAATCAGCAAGTGGTGTTTATATTTGATGAATGCCACCGCAGCCAGTTTGGAGAAGCGCAGAAAAACCTGAAGAAGAAATTCAAACGCTATTATCAGTTTGGTTTTACCGGTACCCCTATTTTCCCGGAAAACGCTTTAGGTTCAGAAACGACCGCCAGTGTATTTGGTCGTGAATTGCATTCATATGTTATTACCGATGCGATTCGAGATGAAAAAGTGCTTAAATTCAAGGTGGACTACAACGATGTGCGGCCACAGTTTAAGTCTTTAGAGACAGAAACCGACGAGAAAAAACTGAGTGCGGCTGAAAATCAGCAGGCGTTTCTTCATCCCATGCGTATACAGGAAATTACGCAATATATTCTGAATAACTTCCGCCAGAAGACCCACCGTACTTTCCCAGGTTCCAAAGGCTTTAATGCCATGCTGGCAGTGAGTAGCGTGGATGCCGCGAAAGCCTATTACGCGACGTTTAAACGGTTACAAGAGGAAGCAGCTAATAAATCGGCTACCTATAAACCGCTGCGTGTTGCGACAATCTTCTCCTTTGCCGCCAATGAAGAACAAAATGCCATTGGTGAAATTTCCGATGAAACTTTTGATACCAGCGCAATGGACAGCAGTGCTAAAGAGTTTCTTGACGCTGCAATTCGTGAGTATAACAGCTATTTTAAAACTAACTTCAGCACCGACAGTAACGGTTTTCAGAACTACTATCGTGATTTAGCCCAACGGGTTAAAAATCAGGATATCGATCTGTTAATTGTCGTTGGGATGTTTTTAACCGGCTTCGACGCTCCAACATTGAACACGCTATTCGTCGATAAAAACTTGCGTTTTCACGGCCTGATGCAGGCATTCTCCCGCACCAACCGCATTTATAACGCCACTAAAACCTTCGGTAACATCGTCACTTTCCGGGATCTGGAACGCTCAACCATTGATGCCATAACGCTGTTTGGTGATAAAAATACCAAAAATGTAGTGTTAGAAAAGAGTTATGCAGAGTATATGGAAGGCTTTACTGATGCTGCCACTGGTGAAGCTAAACGCGGCTTTATGGCAGTAGTTTCAGAACTGGAACAACGGTTCCCTGACCCTGCCAGTATTGAAAGTGAAAAAGAGAAGAAAGACTTCGTTAAACTGTTTGGTGAATACCTGCGTGCCGAGAACATCCTGCAAAACTATGATGAATTTGCCACGCTGAAAGCCCTGCAACAAATCGATCTTAGCGATCCTGTTGCGGTAGAAAAATTCAAAGAAGAACATTATGTGGATGATGAAAAGTTCGCTGAATTACAAACGATTCGTCTCCCTGCTGAACGCAAGATTCAGGATTATCGTTCTGCCTATAACGATATTCGTGACTGGCAGCGCCGCGAGAAAGAGGCTGGCAAAAAAGAAAAGTTAACTACTGACTGGGATGACGTGGTTTTTGAAATCGATTTGCTGAAGTCTCAGGAAATAAACCTGGATTATATCCTTGGACTGATTTTCGAACACAACAGACAAAACAAAGGTAAGGGCGAAATGACCGAAGAGGTCAAACGCTTAATTCGTTCAAGCCTTGGGAACCGTGCCAAAGAAGGTCTGGTGGTCGATTTTATTCAGCAAACGAACCTGGATGATTTGCCGGATAAAGCCAGCATCATTGACGCGTTTTTTACCTTTGCTCAACGCGAACAGCAACGTGAAGCAGAAGCCTTGATCAAAGAAGAAAATCTCAATGAAGAGGCGGCGAAACGCTATATTCGCACGTCTTTAAAACGCGAATACGCCACCGAAAATGGCACGGAATTAAACGAGACATTGCCAAAACTCAGTCCGTTAAATCCGCAATATAAGACGAAAAAACAGACGGTTTTCCAGAAGATCGTCGCGTTTATTGAGAAGTTTAAAGGTGTAGGCGGGCAGATATAATGTATTAATCCGAACCTGATCTGGCAGATAGCTGTCAGATCAGGACTGAGCTAATACAAATTAATATCGAACCGATAATACCAACGCCTGTACCAACATTTTTCGTTTGCGATGGGTTGGAATTGGTTAGCCCTGAGAGAGTTAAAATAGCGAGAAAGATAGGTAACTAACGGATTTCAGACACAAAAAAAGCCGCTCTTGAGCGGCTCGATTTGCATACGGTGTGGTGCGAAGGCCGGACTCAAACATCAAAATAAGTTAATGATAAAAAACAAATAATAAAATACAACAATGAAATATGCCCCCTTTTGTGCCCCCACTGTTTTTCTGACCAATCTATTTTCAGCCCATCAATAAATCGGAAAGTTAAATCATTTTTAATCAGTAAGTTTGGATCCGTAGCTCGGATCCAAACCAGTGCATCTTTTATCCACATAAAAAATTTTTTTTCGAAAGAACTGTTCACACTGTTCACCTTTCTTTTTTCTCCTTTTATTTCAGAGTGATAGGTGGTGAATAATGGGTGAAGGGTGAACATTCGATTCTTCACCTCCGGCATTCTGCCGGTGTGACTCATACCGGTGATTAATCCCCCGTACTGAAATCACACAGGGAGAAAAAAAGTTTTTTTGATTTGATTACACTGTTCACCTTTCGTTTTTCTCTTTTAATTTCAGTGTGATAACGGGTGAATATACGGTGAAGGGTGAACAGTGGATTGTTCACCTTCGGGGGATGTCGGGATAAAAAAAAGACCGGCAGATGCCGGTCAGGTGGGTCAGGCTGTTGCAGGGTCGTCACATTTTGGCAGCCAGTCGCCGTAGCTTTCCTCTTTCAGCGTCAGGTTGGTCTGTATCCCCTGTTTGGTATGGCGCTTCTCGTAATTCAGTCCGTATTCCTTCAGCATCACCGGCAGCCCCAGCCCGAACATTTTCAGACTGAGTACATTCCGGTAGCCGTTTGCCTCCATGTAGGCCAGATAGGCGTGATAGAGGTATTTACGGTAATTACGCGGGATGATACTGGCGTTCCCCATATACATGCCGCTGGTCTGCGGCAGGGTTTCCAGATAGCCGATAAAATCAAACGTCGGGTCGGCATCCCGTTTGATGTTCAGCGCCTCGTCTGAGTTCTGCTGGGACTGAAGCAGTGACCGGGCGAGCATCGGGTCGCTGAACTTCTGCATCAGGTGACGCACGATGACCGCCAGCTCGCGGGTGATTTTGTCCTTAAGCTGCGGGTCGCGCTCCTGCGGGGCTATCTGTTCCGGGAAGTGAATAATCACCCGCCGGCGTGACACGCCGCCGCTGCGGTCGGTGAAGCGCATCGGGTTATTGTTCACGGCCAGAATCACCGCCGGGATGTGCGTGGAGTACGCATCCCGGTATTTCGGGTCAACGGACACTGCATCGCCGCCGGTGATGGCCTTGAGTCCGGCTCCGTCGCCGCTCCATTTTTCCTGGTCCGGCAGGCGTATCAGTGAGAAGCCAGTTAACGCGGCACGTTCACGCGGGGATTCCAGCGTCTCAATGGTGGCCGACGTGGCGTTATCCTCCCCGGCCAGCAGGGTGGCTATTTCGGCCATGATACTTTTGCCGCTGCCGCCGGGACCGGTCACCTCCAGAAAGAGCTGCCAGTCGTAGCGGTTTGCCAGCACCATAAACAGTGCGGCCAGAATCACGTCGCGTTTTTCCGCACGGCCACCGGCGGCACGGTCAAGCCAGCGCCAGAACGCGGGGGCGTGGGTTTCCAGCGTTTCCCCTTCCACCGGCGGGGTGAAATCCACATCGCACAGGGTGCGCATCCAGTGTGACGGACTGTGCGGGTGGAACGTGCCGTTCTGCGTGTCGAGCACGCCGTTACGAAAGCCAATCAGGCGGCGGGAGGGGGCTTCCTGCTGCGGAATAATCAGCTTCAGGGTGTCCACCACGGAGGCCACCTTCCCGGAGGAGAACGGCGCGCGCAGCCGCTGAAACAGCCCGGCCACATCCCGGGCAAAGTCCTGTGGTGGCAGCACCTTCCAGACACCATTTTCATAACGGGACAGAAGCTGGCCGTTGGCATCAACCGCGAGCGCCTCGCCGTAATGCTCATAGATACGCATGGCCTTTTCGCTGGTACTCATGGCGGAAAACTCCGCTTCGCTCATGGTGTCGAACGGGCTTTCAGCCGGTGGCCGGATGGCATCATAAATGGCCTTACGGGTGGCTTCCCCGCCGTACTGCGTGAAGGCATCATTCCAGTCACCGAAGACCGGCGGCAGGGCAACAACACCTTCACACGCATCTGCGGCTGCGGCGGCTTTTTTCTGGCCGTCACCGCTGAGGTCACGGTCTGCGGCAAGGACAATCTGACAGGCCGGATGCTTCTGCCGGGCAAGGCTGGCCAGAGAAAGGAGGTTCACGGAAGAAAGCGCCACCATCACCGTTTCACCGGTCAGGTGATGCACGGTAAGTGCGGTCGCGTATCCCTCCGCTATCCACAGACGTTTTCCGGCCTGATTCTGTCCTTCAAGGATGTGACAGGTGCCCCTGACCTGCCCGCCTTTCAGGGTGCGCTTACGGCCGTCAGCACTGATTAACTGAAGGTTAACCAGTTCGCCGCTGTCGTCATACAGTGGCACCACAAGGTCACCGGCACGCCAGCTCACGCCACCGGCTCTGTGTGTGCCGGTCAGCATCCGGCATTCCCGGCCGGGAAAGCCTTGCGGGTCAGGTAGGCGTTACCGGTTCCGGGACGGGTTTTCGCCATCAGGGTTTGTGCCAGTGCGGCGGCGTTCTTCCGGGCGGCTTCTGTTTCAGCACCGGCGGCGGCCGTCACTGCCGGGTCAGCCGGGGGCAGGCTGCCGGTCACGGCAGCCACCTTTGTGGCCGCGTCGGACGGGGAGACACCAAACACCTTTTCAACCAGTTTCAGGCCGTCACCGGCACCACACTGATTGCAGTACCAGGTGCCGCGCCCCTCCCTGTCATCAAAACGGAAGCGGTCACTCCCGCCACAGACCGGACAGGGCTGATGACGGTTTTTCAGCACCTGAATCCCCAGCGCCGGGAGAATACGCGGCCAGTGGCCGAGCGCATGGCTGACGGTGGCGGTTACGTTCATTTTCATGGTGTTGTTCTCCTTCAGTGCAGTACCGGCGCTTTTATGTGACGGGCACAGAGTTCATCCATCACAACCAGCCCGAGAAAGGACAGCGACGGCGCGGCCTTCAGGGGGCCGGATTCCATTAAATCTTCCAGCAGGGCACAGGCTATCTGACGCCCTTTTTCCTCACCGTGCTGGCGCAGATAAAAGCCTTCCAGCTCAGCGGCGATGGCCGCCTCCAGTGACTCAAGGGTGAGATGCGGGTAGCGGTGCTGACGTTCGCACACGGTCAGCCAGGCACAGGCGACAGCGCGACGGTAAAGGGCAGCGCGTAAGACGGGCGGTAAGGGTGTTTTCATTTGCTTTCCTCCCTGTGACAGATGACTGCATTCCGTGCCGGTTGCATTAACTGATAAGGCATATCTGCGCCTCCTGAAGACGTGCGTATCCCTGCGCGAATACGCACATTTAATTTTTCGGGTGTCGTTTTTTAATTACAGATAATTGCGGTAACTGTTATCCGGGGTGATTTCCGGGTCAGGCTCCGTGCGGGGAATTTCCCGCCATTCCCGCGCCACCGGTGCCGCCCGGCTGACCGGAACAGGCTCCTGCGGGTAAATATCCAGATATTTCTCCCGCCATTTCTGTAATTCCGGGTCTCCGGCCATTTCTTTCAGTACCGCATGCCGGTTTACGGGGCTGCGTCTGAACAGGTCAGGACGGTCACAGGTAAATTCCCGCAGAAAACGCCCCAGCGGGATGTCTGTGGTGCGCCCGTCATCGAGGATACGCACAAGGATACTGAATTTACGGCGGTACGGGTTCCAGACAATTTCCGGGCAGCGGTACGGCATTTCCCACGGAATACCGTCTTCCAGAATGCCGACCACGGCCACATCGGGAAAACCGGCAGAACGGTAAATCTCACCGGGCTGGGGAAAATCAAACATGCGTCCTGTCTCCCCGGTCTTTCTGCTGGGCGAGAAAATCGCGGCACAGGCCTTTGGCTTTCAGCTCATTCAGCACAAAATCAATATCTTCATTCAGGTAGCTGAAAATATGCGGAATGTAGAGCTGATGCAGGCCGGAGAGTTCACGGTGAATCAAATCACCCCCAACAAACTGGGATACGGCGCTGGCACGGTTGAGCTTATGATAAGCCTCAATGCTGAGGTGTTCACGGGCGTCATGACGCGCTGAGACGGTCTGAGGGGCTTTTTTATTACGCACGGGACACCTCCACCACTGGCAGACGGGCAGCAAGGGAGAGCACATAGTCACGGACAAGGGAACGGCGGGCACTGCGTTCATCACCGGCGACGGTGCGAAGCATGCAGATACGGGGATGACGGTCTGCGCGACGGACAGCCGCAAACACAAAGACAAATTCAGGGTGTGAAGGGGTAAGGGTCGTAGCCATAAGGCAACCTCCGATAACAGCGTAAATGACGCTATCGCCGGAGTTCTCACGCTCGATGGCGATAGCCCAGACGGGGGTGAGAATACCGGCGTTATCGGAAACCGGCCAGCCCGGAGGCTGCCCCGCCTGAGCTACCATTGACTCAGAGGCATAACATGCGATTGCGAACAGGATCATACCTGCACGGCAAACCACACGCCACACCATAATCTGGTGCTCTGTGGCGTTGATTGCGACACAAAAAAAGACGCATGGCGCGTCATATGTCGCCGATAACATACTCGGGTTCTCACGCCCGGCTGCCGATTTTGCGACAGCGGAAAAACTATATCCGCAAATGCCGGAAAAAGGCAAGCCAGAAAAAGGGAGTTTTTGCAGAACAGGCATCATCATGCGTCGTACCCCCGTTTGCGTCCGGCAATGCGCCCGGCCATCCATGCGGTGACTTCAGAGTGCAGCCAGGCCACATTTTTACCGCCAAGACTCACCTGCGGCGGAAATTCCCCCTTACGGATGAGTTCATAGATGGTCGAGCGTGACAGGCCGCACAGGTGCATCACTTCCGGCAGACGTAAAAAACGCTCCTGCGTGATGTCCGGCAGCGGCATCAGTGGCGTCACAGGGGAGGGAGACGGGGAAGAAAAAACAGCTTGCATCGGGCTACCTCGTTAATGTCCATACAGCACCGGATAAGTCCGTCCGGCTTCGGGTAGCGCTTTATTTTGTGAATCTTTTTGGCAGACGCAACAGGGGGGATTTGTTCCGGCCGCCTTACAATGACTGTGTGTTTTTTGTTCATTCCCACTTAAAGTCATTTAAAGCCACTTAAAGCAATTCGTAATTTTTATAGTGAAATACAAATCGTTTCTTCTTATTCATTCCCGGCGAATTAATAAAAACAAACAGTAGTAAACAGCACAAAAAGTCCATGAGCGGGTGAACAGTGGTGAACAGACGGTGAACAGTCATTACTGCGATTGTTCACCATTTAACTTACTGTATTACTTATCTTTTTTCTTATGGTGAACAGAGGTGAACAGTAAAATATAAAAAAACAAACAGTAAGCCGGTTTTTCCTGCGACCTTTTCCTGGCTTGCCGGTCTGAGGATGAGTCTCCTGTGTCAGGGCTGGCACATCTGCAATGCGTCGTGTTGTTGTCCGGTGTACGTCACAATTTTCTTAACCTGAAGTGACGAGGAGCCGGAAAATGTCTGACAACACCATCCCTGAATATCTGCAACCCGCGCTGGCACAACTGGAAAAGGCCAGAGCCGCTCATCTTGAGAACGCCCGCCTGATGGATGAGACCATCACGGCCATTGAACGGGCAGAGCAGGAAAAAAATGCGCTGGCGCAGGCCGACGGAAACGACGCTGACGACTGGCGCACGGCCTTTCGTGCAGCCGGTGGTGTCCTGAGCGACGAGCTGAAACAGCGCCACATTGAGCGCGTGGCACGCCGGGAGCTGGTACAGGAATATGACAATCTGGCCGTGGTGCTGAATTTTGAATGTGAACGCCTGAAAGGGGCGTGTGACAGCACGGCCACCGCCTACCGGAAGGCACATCATCACCTGCTGAGTCTGTATGCAGAGCATGAGCTGGAACACGCCCTGAATGAAACCTGTGAGGCGCTTGTCCGGGCAATGCATCTGAGCATCCTGGTACAGGAAAATCCGCTCGCCAACACCACCGGCCATCAGGGCTACGTCGCGGCGGAAAAGGCTGTCATGCAGCAGGTGAAATCATCGCTGGAACAGAAAATAAAACAGATGCAAATCAGCCTCACCGGCGAGCCGGTTCTCCGGCTGACCGGACTGTCAGCGGCAACACTCCCGCACATGGATTATGAGGTGGCAGGCACACCGGCACAGCGCAAGGTGTGGCAGGACAAAATAGACCAGCAGGGTGCAGAGCTTAAGGCCAGAGGACTGCTGTCATGATTTACTGCCCGTCGTGTGGACATGTTGCTCACACCCGCCGCGCACATTTCATGGACGATGGCACCAAGATAATGATTGCACAGTGCCGGAATATTTATTGCTCTGCGACATTTGAAGCGAGTGAAAGCTTTTTCTCTGACTGTAAAGATTCAGGAATGGAATACATTTCAGGCAAACAGAGATACCGCGATTCACTGACGTCAGCCTCCGGCAGTATGAAACGCCCGAAAAGAATGCTTGTTACCGGATATTGTTGTCGGAGATGTAAAGGCCTTGCACTGTCAAGAACATCGCGGCGTCTGTCTCAGGAAGTCACCGAGCGTTTTTATGTGTGCACGGATCCGGGCTGTGGTCTGGTGTTTAAAACGCTTCAGACCATCAACCGCTTCATTGTCCGCCCGGTCACGCCGGACGAACTGGCAGAACGCCTGCATGAAAAACAGGAACTGCCGCCAGTACGGTTAAAAACACAATCATATTCGCTGCGTCTGGAATGAGGGCTGCCGGTTAACACCGGCCGTCGCCGCACACCGTATTTTTATTCTTCAGCATGATGAGAAAGAGATAACGATGGAAAGCACAGCCTTACAGCAGGCCTTTGACACCTGTCAGAATAACAAAGCAGCATGGCTGCAACGCAAAAATGAGCTGGCAGCGGCCGAACAGGAATACCTGCGGCTTCTGTCAGGAGAAGGCAGAAACGTCAGTCGCCTGGACGAATTACGCAATATTATCGAAGTCAGAAAATGGCAGGTGAATCAGGCCGCCGGTCGTTATATTCGTTCGCATGAAGCCGTTCAGCACATCAGCATCCGCGACCGGCTGAATGATTTTATGCAGCAGCACGGCACAGCACTGGCGGCGGCACTGGCACCGGAGCTGATGGGCTACAGTGAGCTGACGGCCATTGCCCGAAACTGTGCCATACAGCGGGCCACAGATGCCCTGCGTGAAGCCCTTCTGTCCTGGCTTGCGAAGGGAGAAAAAATTAATTATTCCGCACAGGATAGCGACATTTTAACGACCATCGGATTCAGGCCTGACGCTGCTTCGGTGGATGACAGCCGTGAAAAATTCACTCCTGCGCAGAACATGATTTTTTCGCGTAAAAGTGCGCAACTGGCATCACATCAGTCTGTGTAAAACTCCCCGAAAATCCGCCCGTTTTTACTGAAAAAAGCCATGCATCGATAAGGTGCATGGCTTTGCATGCGTTTCCCTGCCTCATTTTCTGCAAACCGCGCCATTCCCGGCGCGGTCTGAGCGTGTCAGTGCAACTGCATTAAAACCGCCCCGCAAAGCGGGCGGGCGAGGCGGGGAAAGCACTGCGCGCAAGGCTGATAACATAAATAAAATACAATGAACTCATTACGTTTTATTAAATGCCGCAATGATCACACACAATAATCTATCAATAGAGGATATTAATTTAGTAACTACAAAGGAGAACGTATGCGCGATAAATTCATTGATGCCATTCATAGTTGTTTAAAAATTCAGCTAACTTTTTATTCAAAAGAAGATAACGCGACAATCACAAGATTAACTGCGCCTATGGACTTCGGTCCTAGTCGTAGAGCTCATGATAAAAGTGACAGATTCCATTTTTGGGATTACGAAAGCGATAAAAAAAGTCATGTTCTCAGTTTGCAACCTGAAGCGATTGTATCTCTAGTTGTAATCCCTCAAAACTTTCATCCGCAAGAGTTTGTTAGCTGGACGCCAAACTGGTTTATTGCCAGAGATTGGGGCCAGTACTCTTAAATACATGAGGCTACATACGTAGCCTTTTAAATGGAATCTCCAGGGAATACGCGCGTACATTACCCGCCTCCAAAAGCCCACACTTTAAAAACGCAGGCATCATTATGATTTAATTGATTTTTATTATCTTCTTTGATGCTTAAATTGATGTTATACTGTTTTTATATACAGACACCAGGGCAGATAAGGAGGATAATATGTTAAATAAGCTTGCCAAATATCTTCTTACTGCCAGCTCAGTTGCTCCGGTATTTTTTACCTTAGCTTTTCTTTCATGTATATCAAAACACTATAAATTTATGATTGCTTACTTATCATTGTGTGCAATTATACTTTTACTGTGTGTTTTGATTGTTAAATACGCAATTAAATATAATTCTGTAACCAGTAAAAAATTAACTACCGCCTCTCCAGCAGATAAGGAGATAACAAATTATTTCTTAACCTATTTATTTCCCTTAATCAGTGGTCCAGATGCATTTATGGATATTAGGATTGCTTCTTTCTTTGCTGTGAGTTTA